CGATGGGCAGCTGCTGAGGCAGATTGTAATTAACTTGGGAAACAGGCAAGCTTTGGATGGCAACCTGCGACCAGCCCTGATTGTCGATATTCACGTAAAGGCTGATGGTGACCGCCGTCAACCAGGCCGCCGCATCAAATTCGAGAAAGCTCCAACGTTTTTTCTGATAGGGCGCGCCGAATGTGAAAGCCCGGGTAGTCTCGACGAAGGCCACGTTCTGGCCGGTTTCGTCCTCACAAGTATTGGAATCGAAGGCGCGCAGGCAAGCATAACCACTAATTGAAGAGGTGTTGGCGGCCACATACAAATATTTGCCCAATGGGTAGAGATCGGCCGCGCGCCAGGTATATTCACCAACCCAGCGATTGCGCAGAAGATCGAAGACAAAAACCTTCGTATTCAGCTCATGCCCCTGCTCGGGAATGGCTATATAGTATTTATCCCGATAGACGCCCGCAACAGCTTGCGGCGCATCGCCCAGCTCGTCGAAGATGTCGCGGATCGGAAAGCTGATGGGCGCGCCGGCGCCGCCCGAGACATCCTGCTCCACCCGACGCAGAGAGTAGATGCCCTGCCGGCCCAGGAAGAAGCAGTCCGAGCGCGGGCCGGCGGCAACGAAGCGCGCCGTCTTGCCCGCAATGCAGCCCAGCCGGGAACTCAGGAGAATTAACTGGGCCTTGCTGGTGTCGATGTCGTTCTGCGAGGTGGGGATGAGCACGCCATCGCTCCAAACCACATCCAGAGCATGGATGGCATTTTCCTTGAAGATATACAGCCGTGGCCCGGCAGCCCGGGTCGGCACCAGCGCCGTAATCCGGCCGCCCCGCTCGGGATCGATATCGAGGTAGCGCGAAAAGCAGAAACTGGCGCCATTTAGGATGTCCGACCAATAAAGCTGCTGCGCCGTGCTGGTCCAGAGCCGCCCCTGCCACCAGGTGATGAAGGTCGGATGGAGCCCGCTAATCTCCGTCTGCCCGGCCCCATCAATCCAAATTTGAAGCGGCAGGCTGGCATCAGGCGTGACGGCACAGAAGAAGAGGGCGTCTGCGCTGGTTGTGGTCGTGTGCTGGATGCGCCCGGCCACGACCTGGAGCAGCCCATCGCCGCCAATCGAGCTGCCAGATTGATAGGCCCAGTCGTAACCATCATAAATGAAAAGCCCGTGCCCGCTCACCGCCACCAGCCGATCCCCAAACTGACTCAGGGCGCGGATGGGGGCCGTGAAGGTGCCAACCACTCGCGTGCCCGGTCTGGTACGGCGCAGGGCGATGATGTCCAGGTCGGCATTCTGGAGATAGGCCGCGGCCGAAGGATCCAGATAATGCGGATTGATGGCCGAGATCTGGCCCTTCTCGTACTCGATGACCTCCTCGGCCAGCTCTCTCTGGTTCCAGTCTTCGTAGAGATTACGACGAGAGGTACTCATCCTGCTCAGGCAATGCCCGAATATGGCGGTTGACGTACTGCCTCACCTCAATGATGCGTCGCTCGGCGACGGCCTGCGCCCGCTCCTCGGCGGCCGTGGCCCGGCTGCCCTCGCGGAGTAGCCAGAAGATGTGGGCGGCCACCTTCCAGAGCACGTATTCCCAGCTAACCCAGGGCGGGATGATGTCATTGGCGCCCCGGAAAATGGGCGGCCGGCGCAGGAAGCCATAGCGAATCCGCAGCCCGGCCGGCGGAATAGGTAAGAGCTGGAGGCGCAGAAAGCGGGCCTCCTCTCGGTAAGGTTGGATATATGAACATATCTTCCATTCAGAACCTTCCTGGAAATAGAGAACCAGCGGTACTTGCGGCGCATAATTGATATCACGTTGGAAGAGCCGCACTCGACCCAGGGCGTCAGAAATTGTTCCTGAATAACCGGTTGAGCTAAGCACATAAAAGCTTAAACTATCAACAGTTGCTTCCCGATCATAGTCCAGGGCCGAGGCATAGGGCGGCCAAGAAAGAATGAGCCCCACCGTGGCCCCAGTGGCCGAATCATCTGCTGCATAAATATTGTGGGGGCGAATTGTGAAGCCAAATGTTTGACCTACTGAAATCGTTGTAAAGCAAGCTGACGTGCCGGCCAGGCGCCATTCCTGGGGCCGCGTGCCTAATCGCCGCTCAAAGATGGAGGGATAGCGCGTCTCCCATTCCTCGCCGGGCTGGATGACGCGGTGGTCGGCCACGTCATAGAGCCATAACACGCGGTCCACCTCGGCCGGCAAGTATTGAAAGGTGTCGCCCGAGGTCTGGAACTCCGATTCGGCATAGAGGTCCGGCCAGGGAAAGAGCTGACACCAGTCCTCAACAGCCTTGCGAAAAGCAAACCACAACTCGGGCTCGATGGCGTCATCATTGCGGCCCGTGATTTGCTTGACGCGGTCTAAGATATCTCTGATCCTCATCCTACATACCTTATTGGAAATATTGCTTTATATGTGCCAGGAAAATCTTTTATAGCATACTTCAATGCAATCAGGCCCACGATATTGTGGTCATCTTCAGTACTGACAAAGGGGAACCAGCCATCGGTGAGAATAGACACGTCCAAATAGGGTGATCTATCTTCGACGGCCAACCATTGCCCCCATTCTTTTACGGGCGCCTCGTTGCGTTTAACCGAGGTAACCGTGTTCTCCATATTGCCCCAATGATCGCCAAAATAGGAGCCCTCATAACGCAAAAGTACGGAATGGCCACAAATTGCGCTAATTGTCGTGCTTGGCAAAAACCCATTAGGCCCATAAGCCCAGATATGCCCGACCCGCACAATCTGATCCGTGCCCCGAAAAGCATTATAAACAGAAGCGCCGCCAGAATAGAAAAGCCGCGCCCCGCCTTCGGTTACAATCATGGAGGAGCCCAGTTTGCGCACCAGCTCGTCCACCATCAGATGGGCACGATAATCGTGGGGCCGGTCCAGGTTGAGCTCACTCATCCCCAACTACCTCCCGTCGGGGCCAATGGCCAAACATAGCGGAACATGACGGTCGTCTTATCTTCAGCCAGAAAATCAAAAAATCCTATAAGACAAGATTGAATACGATTATTATTAGAATCACCTGATCGAGCTATCCAAGCACAGTTGAAAGCAGTTGCAAAAGCTAAATCATCAGCCCACAATTCTCGTGAATAAGAAATCCAGCAATCAGTTATCGTACTGGGAGCGACCTCGCTATAAAAATTGCTGGCTGGCACAAAAGCCGTGCGCCATGATTGCTGGAGAGTCTCGGTCGGAAAATCATACGAGCGATCTTGGTCCAGATGCAACATAGGAATAGCGGCGGCTCCCTGAGGCTCAATTCGGTCAGCTGGCCAGCGAAAATCACTTTCCCACAATTGCCAGTTGAAGGCGGCCATCAAAATATTTTGTGGGGCCGCACCTACATTATGCTCATGAAAACGAGGTGAATAGGTTCGTCGCCAACTGGATCGCGTATTAAGTACGATATTCACAGGCGGTAAAATAGTCGGCGGCAGTCCTTCTCCTTTAGCAAAAGCCTTAATCCTGTCATAAAACTGGTAAAAATTTGGAATTGCGCCCGAAAGCGGATAAAGCTCGCCCATCTACATCTGCCAGCCAAACCAATGCTCATTAACCGGGTATGTCACACTTGTCCAGCCCGGAATAGTTGTCACATATTGTCTGAAAATCGCCCAACCCGTCGTATAGGTTGAAACGACAGTGCCCAACTGGAGTCCAAAAACAGGATGCGGTAGACCAGGATCCCACAAATTGCGGGCATAGACGTCTCCGATAAATCGCAGTTCCGAATCGAGCCAGTCTGAAGTGCTTACAAGAGAGAAATTTAGCGGAACCCAGTGAAGCTCGCCAATATGAAAACAAGTTACATTTGAGGCAGCCGCTGAACCTCGAAAAAGCTGAGGCCAGCAAAAGCCAAAGCACTGCTTATCTGTGCCCCAAGATTCTTCAGTCAGCATCGTAACATAGCGCCACCCATCTGTCGGCCACATGTAGATCAGCCGATCGGCGGGCGGCACAACCTTCAACTCGCGAAGTTTCTGGACGGCTGCGTAATAATAACCCTTCATTACCAGTCTATCCTAAAAATGCTCCGAGTCGCCGGGAATACGTAGGGGCCAATAGTTACACCAGTATACGTAATAAGCATCCCTTCCAGGCCCCATTGGGCATCAAGTGTTGTGTACCAATATCCCGATACTTTTTGCCCGCCCTTCCAGTGCCCACTACCCACGTTGTTATTATTCCATTGCTGCCGGGGTGAAACATAAGTCAGAAAAGTCCAACCATCAAAGGCATTAGAATACTGATCATATTCACGTACATAAACTTCCCCAATAATGGTCTCGGCCGCCACCGTCATTCCCGTGGCATCTTCTTCTAAGGGAAGCAAATAAGGCGAATGAATTGGAAATATTTGATCCCCGGCGGCAGTACTGGTCCAGTGCCAAATATCGACCAAAAAGATAGGCTGTGGCCAAGAGTCGGACCACTGTCCGGCCCCACCAATGCCGGCCTGACCTTCGTTTAACTTGTAATCCCCGCGCCAGTCGCCCATGTTTTTAACATCGCACGAATTTTCTTCTCATCCTCTGGGGAGACAGCTACCGGACCGAAGGGATGCAGGACATCCCAGATGATCTCTCGCAACCACTTAAATTTAGGCGGAGGTGGAGGCGGCGGTAGTTTGCGCAGTCCATGGAGCGTCTCCCACTTTGCCTGACACCAGACACATTTATGCCCGCGTGGTGTGCCGTGAACACAACAATCGAAATGCTTGACTACAAATCCGTCTTCTTTAAGGGCTTCAGGACGTCCTGCCATAACGACCTCCTGTATTGATCTTCCAATTTGAGCACCTCCAGCACATCCACCAGCCGTTTCTGCAAAATATCGATGCGCGCCTGCCTGTAGTTGATCTCACTTTCCAGCCGGGCCTGCAGCGCCTTCAAATCCTGCTCCAGCTGACCCAGCCGGGCCTCGTGCCGCTCCAGCTGCTCGCCCTTCTCTTGCTGCCACCGGGCCGCCCGCATGATCCAGGCCCGCTCCTCCTGAACCAGCTCATCCAGGCGGCGCTGGAAGGTTTCAGCCAGCTGGGGGACGTTGCTGGCGGCAATCTGACGCCGCAACTCGTCCAGTTCTTGCTTCAATTGATGCGCAACTACTCGGACATCCATACTTTCTTCCACTCCTGTGCCAACGTGCGGATATCAAACGGCTCACCCCGTGGCTTGGGCTGAGTTTTGGCTTTCAACAGCTTATTTTTGATCTTCCGGGCCGCGGTGGCCACATCGTCGAACGGAATCTCAACCCAGCCATCATAGCCGGCCAGAGTCTCATTCAGGGCGGCAAAGGGCGTGGCGAAAACCCACAGCCCGGCCGCCTGCGCCTCCATGGCCACCACACAGCTGATCTCCTCAAACTGGGTCGGATAGAGCAGCGCCCGGGAGGAGCACATAATATCAATCATCTCGCGCCAGCCAACCCGGCCGCGCCGTACAACGCCCGGCACCCGATCGGCCAGCTCCTTGCACTCATCCTCGTATTCGATGAGCCGCCGCTCTCGGCCTTCCTCTGAGATCCGCCCATACTCCTGCGTGCTGGCCAGGGCGCGGAAGGTTTCGCCGAAATCATAGAAGAGGTGCAGCTCATAGCCGTGATCATGTAGGCCGGCATAGTGGAATAGGTGGATGGCCCGCTTCCAACCCCGATCCGGACTGGAGCAGTAAACCAGCCGCTTCTCGCGCCGCTCGGCCGGCTTAAACTCGTCCAGCCGAATTCCGTTCCGTGTCAGCCAGACCTTCTCATCTGGTAAGCGCGGGTGAAGGCTGCGATGATAATGGCTGAGGAACATCACCTTCTCGATCTGCCGCACCCGGTCCGGCGTCCAGACATCATTGCTGCCGACATCATGCATCCACACATAGATGCGCCGGGCCTTGAAGGGCACGGCACCAATCACCTGCGGCGCCCGCCAGATGACCAAATTTTTGACCTCCGAGCTGTACGGGAATTTGGCCGTGTGCGACCAGTAGACGCCCCGCACCCAACTGCCGGGCTGCACCTCATACTGCAGATCGCAGTAGACGGCCACCTTGAGCCCGAGCTTGGCCAGCTCCTCGGCCATATAGACCACCATCTTCTCGGAGGCGCCGATGCCGCGCCGGCCGATCTCCGGCCCCCACTTCTCGGCGCTAAATCCGCACCAGAAGACGACATCGAACTGCCGCAGATCGATCCGATCCGGCGCCGCCACCCGGTGCTCATACATGAGATGCGGCGAGAGGCGCAGATTGGCCGCCACCAGCTCGGGATTCTTGGCCGTCTGCAGTGCCCGAATCTGCGCCAGCCCGATGATCTCGGCCCGCGCCCACTGGATGTGGTCCTGTACGATCTCCTGCTGCTCTTCGTTGAGGAGCGTCGTCCGGGTGAGCTGCTGGGCGATCTGCAGGACCCGTTCGGGCATCCGTAGCTCCCGATAACATTTCATCAGAATCATGAGCGGCTGCCGGCGCAGACTGGCCGGATCCACCGCATGGAGGGTGGGCGGCACCGGCCGGCGCAGCCACATCTCCGTAATCATGACGGCCCGGTCCCAGAAGTGCAGATGCGCCCAGGCCGCCGCCTCAGCAAAGTAGGCCCGGGGGTCGTCGGGCTTGATCGTCTGCGCATATCGCGCCCACTTGATTGCAGCCCAGGGCCGCTCCTTCTCTTCGCCGTAAATCTGCACCAGATTGAGGGCTGCGACGTAGATGTCTTCCTTATTCCCGCTTTGAGGAATGAACCGCTCGTAGTAGTGGATGGCCTCGTCGTAGCGCCCCAGCCCGCGACACGCATTGCCCAGATAGAAGAGTGTACGCGGGTCGTGCTTGCCAGCAATCTGGAGGTCGTAGCGCAAGAGGATGTAGTTGCGCAAGTCGGCAAAGCGATGCGCTTTCGGCGCCCGATGCTTGATACGAATCCGATCGGGCGGCAGTTGCTGCGTGATGAGCGTTTCCCGGGGCGCAGTCGGCACCAGCACTTCATGACAGCGCCCGACCCACTTCACGCAGCGCCGATCGACCACCCGCTCCCGCCAGAGCACGGTCGTGCAATTCCCGCGCTCGTCGAAGGCGTAGTCATACTGCATGAACAACACGACATTAGGCCGGCCCTGATAGGAGGCAATGATCCGGGCCAGCTCGTCGGCGCCGATTAGCTCGTCATCCAGATCTAGCCAGAAGCAGAGATCATTCTGCGCCAGATTGAAACTGCGCTGTCGGGCCTCCGCAAAGCTCCGAAGCAGCCCGCCTTCAAAGTGGCCATGTTTTGACCACTCCTTCCACTCCTCCGGGCACCAGTGCTGACCGTAGCGCGCCAGTTCTTCCGAAATTAGGTCGTGCGCCAGATAGACGTGCCAGCCTAGCTCCTTCGCGGCCTCCGGCGTGCCGTCCGTGCTGCCGGTATCGACATAGACTATCTCGGCTCCCGGCAACCGGAGGAGCGGTTTCAGGCTCTCATGGAGCGGTTTAAGATTCTGCTTTTCGTTCTTTCCGATCAGACAAATGCTTATCATGCGCCGCCTCCTTCTCCTCTTTCTGGTTCTTCTCAATATAGTACCAGCCCTTGGGCCGATGCCGCAAGGGATCGAGATCGCCCATACAAATGCGCTTGAAATAGAGATAGTTCATCGGATCAGAGAAAAATCCCGGGTGGCGGGCCTCGATGGCAAAAAAGAGATCGCGTGGGATGTGCCCCTTAAAATAGAACTGCCCGCCCCGCGATCTACCGGAGGGTACCAGCAAATTCTGTGCCGTATGCTTCAAGATTTCCCGGTAGGCCTGGGCTTTTCCGGGGTAGCGCCGGCACCACTCCTGCCAGACTTGTCGCAGGAAGTTTTCGATTCCTTGGCCTCTAACGTAGACTTCCATCTCTAACTTTGTGCTCTACAAGCACTTAGAGAAGTTAGACAACCCTCGGCCCCGCCATTGGCCAGGACCGACCCCGCACGGGCCGCAATATTTCGGGCGGCATTCAGGTCGGCGTCAACCTGATAGCCGCACGAGGTGCACACGAAATGTGCCTGTGATTTCCGGGAACGTCGGTCAACCTGCCCGCACTTGCTGCACATCCGGCTGGTGTCGGCGGGATTAACCACAACCAATTTGCGCCCGGATTTCTCGCAGGCCAGTTTCAAATAACACCTAATTAGGCCATATGGGAAAGAACCGGCTAATCGGCGGTTTTGTGCGCCTGTATATTGCTGTATTCGCTCATTCAACTGGCCCAAGTCTTCGATGGCCACAGCATCGCCCGGTTCTGTATGACGCATAACCTCGGCTACAAGCTGGTGCGCCGCCGTCTGATTCCGGTGCCGAATTTTCCGCCACAACCACTTGGCTCGGCGAAGAGCACTCCGCGTTCCGTGCTGTTGTAGCTTGGCAATCAACTGCCGATCTCGCTCGTTCTTGTGCCGGAGCCAGCCATATTTGAGGAACGTACCATCACTCAAAACAGCCAGGCGTTTGATGCCGAGATCCACGCCCAAGACTCGCCCGGACCAGACAGGTTCTTCAATCGAGGGCGCGGCACAGAAAACTGTGGCGCGCCAAAGAGAGCTGAGCTTATCAAACCAAATATGAGCTGCCCAACATTTTTTTGAAATTATTTCCGACCAACCAGAGCGACCTAAACATTTAATATTAGTAGACTTCCAATGCAAAGGCATAAAAATTTTATTTTCAGTTTTTGTTCTGCGTAATTTTATATCATTTAAATAAAATTCATTTTCTTTTAATGGTAAATGTGCTGCGCACAAAACGCCTATATCAACAGCATGTTTTGTTTTAGGTTCCAGCCGCTCTCGTACCCACCAGCTCATCAAATTTCCCCGCTCATACTGGTTAAGTCCGGCCTGTTCTATAATCGAGCGGACTTTACTATATTTGTAATGGAACACTTCCGCTGTCTCCCGGAGCCAGGCATCCTGCTCGGGAGTGGGAAAGAGGGCCAGTGCCGCCATTTCCTTCTTCCTCTTCATTGTATCACCTCTAAAAACGCATGCAATTTTTATGTCAAATCTATTTGGTATTTTTATTCTTTTTTTGCATTACTTCCCATTCGTCCTCCAATTGTTTCAGCGCCTTGAGCGCCATGATCCGCAAATTGGCGCTCCTCATTCCCAAATAGATGATATCATGCAGCTGCTTTAATTTCAATTTGAAATTGCTCATAGTTCCTCCTGAAAAGAGGGGTGGTGGCCGGGGCCGCCCAGCCCCGACCACCTAAGCCGCCGGCATTACACCGACGGGATGTAGGCCACGTATTCGCGACCGACCGCCCCGCCGCGCTCATGCCGGTAGACGAGCGTGAAGGCGCCGGACAGCTGGAACCGGACCCGCAGCCCGTCCCGCGGCAGGATCTCACGCTTGAGCGGCTCAAGCCAGCCCGTGGCGAACCAGCTCGGGTCGATGATGAGGACATCATTGCCGCTCGTATTGACAGCATTAGACTTGTTGATCATACGATGCGGAATGATGTCCAGGTCACCAAAGTCGCTCTGATACCGGTCCACCACGAGGACCTGCTTCTTCTCCTCCGCCCGAATGAACGGGGTGATCTTGGTGCTGTACAAGCTGATGGTCCTCTTAAGCCGGCCGTTCACATAGACTTCCGTCGGCGCAACCTCGGCCCCGCTCCAGACGAGTTCCAGCAAGTCATTGAAGACCTGCTCGGTGAAGGTCGTGCCGCTGGAGCTGGTATTGACCGAGCTAATGACATTAAAGAACCCGTTCATCTGGAGGGCGACATCAGTCGTGCCCGTGACCGCCGTGCCGTACAGGAGGGCGAGCTCCATGTCCTTCTTCATCTCGATGAGCGTCTTGCCCTCGTAGTACAGCAGGGGGTCGTCCATCGCGTAGTGGTCCACCGACCGCTGCCGGTCAGAAATCGCCCCGCCCTCATAGAAGGTCTGGACGATATTGCTGGCCCGCTGCGGCACGGTAAACGACGCGTTGGTCGTGAAGGCAATGCCCTCCAGGACGGCATTCGTCTTCGCATCCCGGAAAGTGTCGGTCAGCCATTCAACATACTGATTCTTGACTGCAACCTGCTGCAGCCGGGAGAGGAGAGGCGTCTCGTGCGGCGAGACGTTGTAGATCGCATCCTGCAATACCTCCGGCTTGATCGTCTTGTCGCTCCGGAGGGTATTCGCAACAATTTCTTGCCAAGTAAGAAGAACAGCCATCGTTTATTTTTCAGCCTCTAATTTCCCAAGTTCGTGCTGGAGTTTGCGGTACTCCACATAGGCCTGCAAATCCCCCCGCTGCATCCGCGGCTCCAGCTCCTGCATCCTCTTGAGCAGCCCCTCCTTCGGGTCCGGCCCAAGGGCAGCCGGAGGGGCGGCTGCCGGGGGGACGCTGGCTGCCACCTTGGCGGCCGGCTCCGCACCGGCACCCACCAGCGCTCGGGCCATCAGAGCCGCCTTGTACGGCCCCTGGGGGTCCTGCTGGAGAAACTGGTCCTTCATCCAGATCTCCTGCGCCGCCTGGTAGAATTGGCTATCCGGAGATTTCAGCTCCGGAAACTCCTGCTGCGCCCGCTGCCAGGCCTGCGCCTGCTTCGTGCGCAGCTCCACCAGGCGCTGCCCCTGCTCAACCTGCTCGAAGATTGGCTGCAGGGCAGACTGCACCGCACGCTGAATCCGAGTGTCCAGGTCATCCGCCGCACTTTGGGTCCCCTGATCAAATCCAGCCTTGGGGGGCGACGACTGCTGGCTCGCTCGGAGGGCGGCCAGCTCTTCCTGCAACCGCAGGAGCTGTTCCCGCAATTCATCATTCTGGGCCTCGGAGGCCAGCAGGCGCTCCTCGGCCGCCTTCTTTTCCGCATATAGCGCATCCAACCGGGCCTTCCAGTTGGACACGTTTTCGCTTACCTGCTGCTGTTGCTGCTCCTGCTCCTTCTTGACTTCGCCGTTACTCATTCGCTACCTCCTCTTTCCAATCAATTGCGCCCTTCAAATTGCTCATCAGTTCAAACCGCTCCCGGATCTCATCAACTGTGGTGAGGACGGACCCGGCCGAGTAGAGCTCCAGCGCGGCCGTGGCCTGATTTGTCTTCAAGGCCTGCTTCACCCGCTCAATCGCGGCCGCCTCCAGGTCGCGTAAGATGATGCGGATGATGTCGAATTCCGGGCGCTGGAGCAGCCGCCGCGCCGCGTCCTCAATCCGGGCGGCCCGCTCCTGATCATTCTTCAGGGCCGCCAGCTCCTTCTCCAGTTTCGTTTGTTCGAACTTCATTTAGACCTCCTTCAAGTAGCGCCGCCTTCATGCTTTCCGGAACCTTACCCGACGCAATCAGACTGGCGACCTGCGCCAGCTGCTGCACCATCTGCTGCTCCTCCGGCCCGCGCAGCACCAAGTCGGGCAGGCGCGGGTCCAGCCGAGAGAGGAACCAGCGATAGAGTGCGTAGCGATCCACAATTCCGCTCTGGTCTTGCAGCAAGACCTGCATAGCCTGGATGGCCCGCCCCAGCTCGGCCACCCGATTGATGTTGCCAGGTGTGCCGGCGGGCACCAGGTTGAAGCGGTGATTGATTTCACTCTTCTTCACCAGCTTGGGGAGCGGCGTGCCGGTCACGTTGTAGTAGATCTCCTCCGGCCCGAAGTCGAGCCACATCTGCCAGACGGTCTCGAAGACGCGACGCATGACCCGCTGGAAGTGTGACGAGTCCATGGCCTGGATCATCTCGATCTGTCCGGCCACGGCCTGTACTTCGAATGCCGTGCGCCGCTCCAGTCGCCGCCCGGTTGCCGACAGGGCCGCGTCAATCGACCCGATCAGCTCGTCGGCAAAAGACTTGAGGACGGCCTCCTCGCCCAAATATTCGTGAAGGTTGAAGGGCGCCTTCTCAACTGGTTGAAAGTCGTCCATGGTGGTGACGGGGATGATCGTGCCCGGCGCCCAGCGAATCGATCTGGGCTGGAGGGTGCTGGTGACCCGCATCTTGAAGACTGGCGCCAATTGGATGGCAATCGCATCCAGGCGCGCCCGATGCTGCCGCGTGATCTCCTTCTGCAAGTCGGCTAACAGGCCGGCAATGCCCTTACTCATGTAGGGCCGCCGGTCCACTTTCTCGAAATCATAGCGAAAGACCGGCCAATGGTGAAAACTGAAAGGAAATTCATAGAGGGCCAGTCGATGGCCGCCATTAGCCGTCTTGACATACCAGAGAATGCAGCGCTCCTTCACGCCGTCGCCATTGATGTCCAGCCAGCAATAAACCTGGTGGACTTCAAAGAGGGCCGAGTCGATTGTGCTGATGCCCTGGAGCTGCTGTAATTCCTGGCGGGCGACGTGTCGCAATTCCGGCCCGAACTGGCTCTGGCCCCGCTCTGCCTGGGCCTCGGTCTGCGCCGCCTCCAAAAAAGCCTCGACGGTCCGGGAGTCAAAATAGCCGTCCCGCGCTGCCTTGCGTAGGCCGTCTGCGGTGAAGCGATGCACCAGGCAGACATAGTCGGCCCGCTCCGGCTCCTCGCTATTGGGCGGCACAATCACGTCAAACGGGTGATAGCGCCGAATTTGGGGCCGGTCCGAGATGACTCGGCGATAGGTGAGCTTGACATAGCGCCGCCCGTCGAGAATCTGCCGGGCCGCGTCTTCGACAGTCTTAGGGTCGGTCAGCTCATACTCCTGGACGAGCCGCTGTACGATGGCATTCAAATCGTTGGGCAGCCCTTCGGGGAAAAGATTGTCGATGATGGCCACCCGCGTCTCCAACTCGGTCTCGTATTTCCAATTGACGGCCAGATAGCCACAACCCGTGTGGGCAACGTCGTTTAGGAAGTAGGCCAGCTCGTCGAGGGTGTCGTCCATCTTGATGCGGATGAGCCAGGTGAACATCTCCTCGACAGTCGGTGCCACGGCCGCCCCGCGCGGATCGAGAGCAAAGAAGTGACAGACCGGCTGGGCCTGGGCGATGAGATTGTAGACGACCGGCGGCCAGCGCCGGATCTGCTTTTTGATGAGCGGGATGTGGATTTCGCTCGCCCCCGGCCAGGGCTTTTTGAGCCGGCGATCCTCGCCATTAGTCAGCTTATACAGCTCCTTCCGCTCATGAATCCAGCGCTGCCGGGCGCCGTCGTCCCGCTGGATGCGCTGCACGAGGCGATTGAAGTCCTCCTCCAGCGCCGCATAGTTAAGATTGCCCAAGACTTCAATTGAGATGGGATTTGGTCGCTGTGCCATCAGCCGTGAATTCTCCTGACTTCAGCCATCACTTTCCTGAACTCACGCGGTTTGTATGTGGATACGATTTCGCAAACCGGCATCAAGACGGGCGCCTCGATGAATTTGCGCACGTAATTGTCAACCCGGCCAGCCTCAGCATAGGCATGGTAGATGCGCTGCCGGGCCTCCTCAGTCTTGGCGCCGATATCGAACACGTAAAATGGCAGCATCTTGCGCACCCGCGGCACCTGCGCAATCCGCTCCTGGACCTCCCGCACCACCTGGATCTCCATGTCCACCGGATGCCGCCAGCCCCGGCGGTAGCGACCGAAGAGCGGACTGCAGTGCTCAATCCGAACATTCGCCTGCTCTTCTCGCTCGTCCCAGAGGAAGAGGCTTAGCGCCTCCCAAGCCCACACGTCATTCTCACTCATGAGCAGGCAGTGGCGCAGGCTCGATTTCCAGCCCGGACCGAGAATCCAATCGTCATTGCCATGCGCCAGCCAGAAGGACCGCTCCGGTTCATCCTCGGCCCGCCTCACCCAATCAAGCCGGTCGGCATAATCCAGCGCCTCATTGAGAGGCTCCATCCAATTGGCGCCAAATTCCTTGCTCAAGATGGGCCGGCTGGGCTGGATTTCACCGGCAAAGCGGGGATGGGGCCGCCAGCGATTGACCACCTCCCGCACGGCCCGATGAGGGCGGTCGGAGATGACGACGACCCGCGTGTCGGCCGCCACCCGCGGCACCCACTCCAACCACTGCTCCAGCACACGGTTCAGCTCCTCCGCCCGAGCGTGGCAGCGAGTCAGGACGAGTAGCCGCGGTTTAATTTTGCGCCTTTTGCCTTTCGAGCGCACCAATATACCTCACCCAAGCAAATAAAGCCTGCCAGAATAGGTCGCGCCGGCGCTGTGAGACGCTGGGCGCCACTGGCTGCCAATAGCGCGGATAGACGCGGCCGAAGGAGAGCGTCGTCGTGCCCCAGCTGGGCGCCTCCTTGAACCGAGGCCGATAAATCTTGTCACTGGGCGGCGGCTCCTCCGGCCAGTGCCGCATCACCCACAGCCCGAAATCCGACAACTCGGGCCGGAAAATCGTAAGCCGGAGGGGATAGGGCCACACGATCTCGGCCCGGCCCTCGATGAAGGCAGCCAAAATCTCCTGCTCAAAATTGGGCGCCGGAATGAAGGAGGCGGGCAGGAGGGCCAGCGGGCCGCGGCCGGTGCTCCAATAGCGGCGCAATTCATCCGGCTCTGGCGTTTCCTCACAAACCCGCACGTCCCCAAAGCGGGGCACAAATCGGGGCCAGAGGTCCTCAAGCCTGGAAATGACGACATCTGGAGCACCCTGCCGCAAGATGACAATCACCGCCTACGCCGTCTCCTGCTCTGCCCCCGCTCAACGCCCTTCAATTTGCCGGCATTGATCATGGCATAGAACACCTGTTCGCCCTTCTTCGGGCCATACTCCTGCTTCAACCTGCGCAGGATCTTCTTTCCCTTCTCCGTCAAAGGCATCACGTCCTCCTTTTGGGAATTATTTGCGGAAATGGCATAGGCACGACTTTGAGCTTGCCAAGCCCGATGTGGAACTTGACGGTGTGGTTTTGGCCGACGTAAAATGTCGCGGCGAACTCGATACCGCCCCGATCGATCACAAACCAGGCACCGAGGAGGAGTGCGGCCGCCAGAGCCCAGGAGAGGAGGCGCCGCACCATCTCAGACTCCCTTCTGCTGTCGAATGCGCTGAATGAGTTTGCGCCGCTTAATCCGCTTCCTGACGACGAGCCCTGTCCAGACGGCAACGAGAAAGCCAAATATGCCGGAGATGACCCCAAACCAATTGCCCTTGGCCGCCTCCGACACGATCTGGCCGCCATGCTCCTGCGCCGCATCCACGATTGCGCCGGCCACGTCGCCAGCCTTGTCCAGGGTCTCAGGCGGCACGATCTGCTCGGCCAGGTCCTTGATCGCCGGGGCCGGCTCGACCTTGGTGACAGCCGGCATATCCGGCAG